ACATGGACGGTCTGCCCAAGGAATACAAGATTCCCTTGATGAGCCATAACCGTAACCAGATGGTTCTTAAAAACCGTAGTCGCATGTTCTACCAAGTCGCTGGCACCCGTTCTAAAGGCACCCTAGGCCGCGGCAAAGGCATTACCTTCCTGCACGGTACAGAGACATCCTCTTGGGGTGACGAGGAGGGCTTAGCCTCCCTACTGGCCTCCCTTGCTGAAACCAACCCGCTGCGCTACTACATGTTTGAGTCCACCGCCCGAGGCTTCAATATGTTCCACGACATGTGGGTAACGGCTAAGAGAGCCAGAACACAAAGGGCAATCTTCTGCGGCTGGTGGAGAAACCAACTCTATACAGCCAATCCAAAGTCAGATGTCTACAAACTCTACTGGGATGGAAAACTATCTGCCGAAGAAAAGGAGTGGACTCGGGAAGTTAAGAAGGTCTACAACTTTGAGATCAATTCCCGCCAAATGGCCTGGTGGCGCTGGAAGCTGCACGAAGGACTTAAAGACGAAGGACTGATGTACCAAGAGTTCCCACCCACTGAAGACTACGCCTTTGTAATGACAGGCTCTTCCTTCTTTTCTTCATCCCGATGCACTGACACTATGAAGGAAGCCAAACGCATAGAGGCAGCCTATTACCGCTTCAGCATGGGAGCTAACTTTCAAGACACCGAGTTACTTAAGTCCAATGCTAGGCTCTCTACCATGACCGTCTGGGAAGAACCCGTAGCGGCTGCCTATTACGTCATTGGTGCCGACCCTGCCTATGGGTCATCTGACTGGGCTGATCGCTTCTGCGTGCAGGTCTACCGCGTCTATGCCGACTGCCTGGAACAGGTAGCCGAGTTCTGTACCTCAGAACTAAATACCTTCCAGTTTGCCTGGGTGATCTGCTACTTGGCTGGTGCCTACAAGAACTCTACCCTTAACCTAGAAGTCAATGGCCCTGGTCAGGCAGTCATCAACGAGATGCGTAACCTTAAGCGCCAAGCCTCTAGCATTGGAGGCCAGGAGGGGCGTAACCTGCATGACGTACTTGGCAACATGAAACACTACCTCTGGCGGCGCAATGACTCGTTTAACGCCATCTCAAACAGCATTGGATGGGTAACGACCAGTAATAGCAAAGAGAGGATGCTTAATTACTACAAAGATTACTTTGAACGCAATATGCTTCATATTAAGAGCATAGAGTTACTTGACGAGATGAAAGGTATTGTCCGAGATCAAGGAACTATTGCAGCTTATGGAAGGGGTAAAGATGATCGCGTTATTGCTACAGCCTTGGCCTGTGCAGCCTTTGCAGAACAAGTACAGCCTTTCCTCATTGCCAGCCGCATTACTCGACAACAAAAGGAAAACCAAGACTCAGAACAAGCTCCCGAAGTTGCTCAAGTCCAGAAACAAGTCGGGAATTACCTTAAGGCACTCGGTTTCTAGGCATGGATACGGTCTTAACCAAAGAAGAGATATTTAGACGCATTGCAACAATGCGTGCTAACCGCAAACGCGGTTTTAGCATGCGTCAGTTTGCAGACTTTGCTGCCATAGAATACCGACACTTTGAAAGCGTCATCCGTGACCGTAGAGACACCTTTACCCCGCTGACGCAGCGCAAGCTCACCAAAGCCCTGCTGTCCTTAGAAAAAGGCGAGGCAGGCCCAAGAATAGACATCCTAGGCAAGAAGTTCATTGGCTACCACACCAAGCCTAAACCGCCCCTTAGACGCTCTGTAACCCTAGAAATAGACGGCTCTGGCTTCAAATTAAAGGTGGGCCTAAAGAACAAATACGACTTTTCTACACCGAGACTTGATGACGCAATCAAAAAAAGGGGCTAATATGAGTAAGGTATTGCATGACTACAAATGTAATGAGCATGGGTTTTTTGAAGCCTATGAAGCGGTCTGTCCAGTCTGCGGCTCTACAGAAGTCCAAATGGTCTTCTTGCAGCCCGTAGGCACGATGAGTGACCGCACCAAAGGCAGCGATAAGACCATCAACCAACTAGCACTGGACTTCAAGATGAGCGATATAAAGTCCGTACGAGAAGGCGAAGCACAACCGCCAAGGTTTGCTACTAACCAGAAGCAGCACCCCTTTGCCCCCCGTTGGGCTAATCCTGCTGACCTAGGCGGCTTTAACCTACGCTCTGTAGCTGGTGAGGCTGTCTCAGGCATCAACGCCGTCAAAGGCTCTGCCAATCTCACTGGCCCGAAAGTAGGCTCCTACATCGCTGACCACCAAAACTTGCAGATCAAAAAATGAGAATCCCTAGCGACCCCCTACAGCGAGAGATGTTCTACATCGACATCATGCAAAAGTGCATGGTGTCCGTAGAATCTCGACGCTCTGAATACGATGGACTGCGTGCCTACTACCTCTTTGGCGCTGGCCCAGAAGAGGCACCCGCCCAGTACAACAAAATCTTCCCTCATATAGACCAACTGTCTGCTTTTATGTACGCAGCAGACTCTACCCGCTTTTCCATCAACATTGGAGCCGCACAGCCTAAGCACTTCCACAAGATGGTGCCTGCACTTACCAAGGCGCTCTATGACTACTGGCTTAACTCCAACGCCGATCAGGTGTTCGGACAGGCACTGAACTGGTCATTTTGTTATAACTCCACCTTTGTCAAACCTATCTGGCGCAATGGCATACACCCCTACATGGTCGAGCCATCCGTCATGGGCGTGCTGCGAGAAGACACCCCATACACTGACCGCCAAGAGGCGATGGTGCAGATTTACTACATGACACGCTCAGAACTCTTCTCTAGGCTCTACAGCCACCCCAAACGAGAAGAATTGGTGCAGCGCATCACATTTTCTGAGCAACAAACCAAGCATGAGGCCCAAGGAATAGATCGGGTCATCACTTCCGCTACCAATCCGACGATTTACGGCAACATCAACCTTAATCTGGCTGGAATCAACCGTTATGTGCCTATGCTGGCTGAAGAAACGGTGATGATGCGGGAACTTTGGATATACGACGACGATAAAGACGACTACATGTGCGTCACTATCGCCGATCCAGATGTAGTGATCTACGACAGACCAGCCACTAGCATGTTCCTGCCAGGTGAAGTTCCATTCGTTCAAATTGCGCCCAATCCACAGTACGACTACTACTGGGGGCAGTCAGAAGTGCAGCGCCTGGTTTTTTTGCAGGACATGAGGAACAAAAGAACTACCCAAATCCTGCAACTACTTGACAAACAGGTCAGTCCACCGACCGCTTTGATGGGTTTTACGGGGATTTTGGATGAAAAGAACTTTGCCCTACAGCGTGCTGCTGGTCTTTTGGCTACTGATATGCCCAATGCTAAGGTCGAACAGTTCATTCCTGACATCCCCAATGACATATTTAGGGAGATTGCAGAGATAGACGCCATGTTCGCAGAAGCCTCTGGCATCGTTTCTGTGCTTCAAGGTAGGGGTGAAACAGGGGTTAGAAGTGCTGGACACGCCTCTCAACTAGCCCGTTTAGGGTCTTCTAGGGCCAAAAAACGTGCTTTGGTGATCGAATCTGCCTTAGAAAAGCTCGCCACCCTGTATTTGAAGATGATGATGGTCTACGACGATACCGTTTATATGGACGAAGACGGCAATAAGTTCATCGCCAAACAGTTCACAAACGATTTTAACGTCAAGGTAGATGCCCACTCTAATAGCCCGATCTTCATGGAAGACATGCGAGAACTAGCATTTAACCTCTTCCAGGCTGGAACTATTAGCAAAGACCGCCTAATCGAGATGCTAGACCCGCCAATGAAGCAACTTTTGCTTGATGACCTTAAAAAACAGGCTTCCCAAGCGCCTGTTGAGCCTCAAACGCCACAATCCCCGATAATTCCTGACCCAACTCAACTGCAACAGCTTCAAACCCAACCCGTTGCACCTCAATCAGGAGAATTAAATGTCAATGAACCAGCCTGAAGGTAACCTGCGCTCTGGCGACCAGCCGCGCATGACTGAAAGCCAGTTAAAGCGTGAGGAAAAAGGTACAGGCCGCATTTCCTACGTCCGGCAAGCCCAAAAAGGCGGTTTGCCACGCTCAAATATGCGGCGCACCACTCGTTACTGAAGTGGGGAATTTACGTTTTAACCTGCTAGTCAGGTTGACATGATAGATTCTTTGTATTGACAATCGCCCCAAACAGGAAGAAAGGTATAGACATGGCTGTTTCTAACCGAGAAATGATGGACATGCTAAGGGCAGAGCAAGAACCTGCTATGGCAGGTACTGTTCCTGACACCCCGCCCCCTTCCGAACAAAATGCTATGACTGCACCTATGGCTAGTCCTATGACTACCCCAGAGCCGCAGGAAGGAAACATGGAGCAGGCCCGTCTAA